GGCTACCGGCGGTCTGACTGAAACGGCAACGGCTGCTGATGCCATTACTACTATTTTGAATGCTTACGGTATGCAGGCAGATAAAGCAAAATCCGTGTCCGATAAGCTATTTACTACGGTTCGTTTAGGTAAGACCACGTTTGGGGAACTTGGCACAAGTATTGCCCAAGCAGCACCGATTGCTGCTTCATTTGGCATAAGCCTTGATGATGTACTGACTGCTGTGGCTACTATAACTAAGCAAGGTGTACCGACATCGGAAGCCATGACAAAGATACGTGCTGCTATACTTGGTACAGCTAACCAGCTCGGAGATGCAGCTTTCCAAGGCCGTACATTCCAAGAAGCATTACAGTTGATTTACGATAAAGCTGATGGTTCTGCAACCAAGATGAAAGAGTTGCTTGGTACTGATGAAGCATTGCAAGCTGCATTGGCTCTTACCGGAAAGAATGCCAAGGGAGCTTCTAAGGATTTGGCGGAGTTGGGAAATTCCGCTGGAGCTGCGGAAACTGCTTTTAAAAAGATGAATGATAGTACTGAAAATCAGTTGGTACTTCTTCGTAATAATATAACTGCGGCACTCCGGCCGATGGGCGAGGAAATAATGAAACAGGTTTCGGATATAGCGAAAGGTTTTAATGATGCTTTCGCAAGTGGTGACCTTGCAAATACATTGACTACATTACGTGATTTATTGGTAGTTGGTGCTGCTGCATGGGGAAGCTATCGTGTTGCCGTTCTGCTTGCTGCAGAAGCAGAAATATATGAGCAAGGGGTTGCCTCCAAGTCAATAATATCAATGCAGCTTCAGGCTAAATGGATTAATATCGTCAGTAAGGCTAAACAAGTTCTTGCTATGGGCACAAAAGCTCTGAATGCTGTTACAAAGGCGGCTCCGTATGCCCTCATGGCAACTGCTGTAATGGCTTTGGGAACAGCCATATACAAACACATTACATACGTGAGCGATGCAGAGAAGGCTAATAAAAAATTAAACGAATCATATAACGAGTGTATTGAATTACAATTGAAAGAAAAACGTTCTTTGGATGATGTATTTTCGGCATTGGCTCGCGCTAAGGAAGGGACAGAAGAAAGAAGGAAAGTGATAAACCTGATAAACGGACAGTATGGAAGTTATCTTAGTAATATGCTTACTGAAAAATCCTCTGCAGAAGAAATTAAGAGTGCTTATGACCGTATAAATGCTTCATTGAAAGAAAAGATTGCCTTACAGATACAAAACCAAGCTACCGATGAAATCGCTACATCTGGAGTAAAGAAGCAGGCTGATGAGTTGGAGAATTTACGCAAGGGGCTTTCACAATATTCAAATAACGGTGGATTGGTAGAATTGACAGTTCAGAATATTGTAGATAAGGTGACAGAAGCTCAACGAGCCGGAACGGGAAACATGAAAGTTTTGTATGATACACAAAGAGAACTGTTGAAAGGCATTGCTAGTGGCAATAGGCAGTTAAGTGATGAGGTTGTGGATGCTTTGGATGAATATATCAGAAGCGTTTATTCGACCGAATATAATATCTATCAAGCAAAAAAGAGATTTGCTCCGTTTATCAAAGGTCTGACTTCTGTCAATACTGGTACGACCACTACGACTACTACGACAACCGGCACAACTGTGGTTAATACAGAACCGGATAAAAAAGATTATAAAGGCGATATTGAGAATGCAAAAAAAGAACAGGGAAAACTGTTTGAACAATTCTCAATGGATTTGCAACAGATGAGAATTGATGCAATGGAAGAAGGGGAAGAAAAGTATCAAGCTCAGCGCCGTTTGGATTTTCAGAAAGAGTTGTTTTCGATAAAAGAACATGGAGAAGCTTTGATAAAGGCTCAACAAGAAATCGAAAAAAAACAATGGGAGGAAAGGAATAAAGGTAAGAAGAATAATGAAAAGGGAGTTTTCAAGCCTACAACTACATCCATAGAGCAGTTACCACAAGAGCAGAAAGACTTATTAAGTAATATGTATTCTGAAGCTCAAGTTAAGAATCTGATGAATGAAGAAAAAATACTCAAGGAAAAATACGATGCCCTTATTGCCCAACTTGATGATTATAAGAGCCGCGAATACACTATAACCAAAGAATGGGATGAAAAGATTGCTCAAGCAGCAGGGAATGAGGAATTGGTAGATAAACTAACCAAAGGCAAAGAAAAAGCCTTGAACGAGTTAAATGCACAGATGTTGATGCAGTCGGATGAATGGGTAAAATTGTTCGGTGATTTAGATAACCTTACCATTTCCGAAATAGAAAATCTTATTCAGATAATCAAGTCGAAAGCTAAAGATTTGAAGCTGGACCCTATTAACCTGGATAAGGTCTTGGAAAAGCTGAAAGATGCGGAGAATGAAATCAAATCCCGTAACCCGTTCCGTAGCTTGGTTAGTCATATAAAAGAATATCAGCAAGAGGCTGATAAGACTAAAAAGAAAGCATCCTTAAAAGAAATATTTGGTGATACTTCCGAAGTGCTTGGAATGGTGAACGAATGTTTTGATTCGGTCATAGGTGGTTTAAAGAATATGGGGTTAGCAGGGGATGAAGAAACCCAAAAGTTACTTGGAAGTATATCCAATATGGTTGGGGCGGCAGGTAAATTGGCTTCCATGGATCCGGCTACTATGATTTCAGGTGCCGTTGGGCTTATATCTTCTGCATTTGATGTCTTTGACCGAAGAAGTCGTAAGGCTAATCGGGCAATTAAACAACATCAAGAGAATGTGAAAAACTTGGAAAAGCAATATCGGCAGTTGGAACGTGAAACAGCCAAAGCTATCGGCAGTGAGAAATATAGTAAGCAGATAGAGCAGGTAAATAACTTGCAGCAAAAGATAATTGAAACAGAGGGTATGATAGCAGCAGAACAAAGCAAAAGGTCCAAAAAACGTGATGACGGGAAGATTGCTGATTGGGAAAGTCAGATAGAGGATTACCGGGATAAAATAGACGAACTAAAGCAAGGGATTGTAGATGAGTTATCAACAACGGATTTGTATTCATTTTCCAATGATGTGGCTTCGAGTATTATTGATGGTTTGTGTAATGGTCTTGATAGCGGCAAAGAAGTTGTACAAGAAAAGATAAATGACTTAATGAGGAATGTTATAGCTAAACAGTTTGATGTTCTTGTAATCCAAAATGCCATGGAAGATATGTTTCAAAAGATGGCAGATGCTGTTGACCCAACAAAAGATGGAGGAATTGGAATTACAGATTGGGAAATGAATCAGATTGTTTCTGCTGGGCAGGATGGGAAGGAAGAGATAATGAATAGCCTTGGAAGATATAAGGCAATACTTGAACGTCTTGGACTTATAAATGATGATATTGAAGATAAAATAGAGAATGGCGTTACTGGTGAGCTGCAGGCTGCGGTAACTGAGGGGACTGCTTCCCAGCTTGTAGGTCTATGGAATATGTCTGCTTTAGATATACGTTCTTTGCTTAATTTGAGCCATGAGCATTTTATAGAATGCCGGACGCAGCTTGCCAATATAGCTAATATTTATGTGCAGATTGTTGGAATAAACAATAATACAAAAGCAACAGCAGATAACACTGGTACTCTTGTTGAAGAACTGAAAACGGGTATCAAATCATTGGAAACAAAGCTTGATGAAATCAGAAAAAACACTAAAAACTATAATGGGAGAGGATAGTATGGAACTGAAAGAACGAATTGCATTATTGGCAGGCGCTGCTGGAGCCTGCAGTGAAGGGTTACAAGAATTAGCAGCTACAAAGTCTAGGGTTGATATGCTCAGATGCTTTTTTGATAATATTAAGTTTTGTCTTTCAAGACATACTCCATCAAGTGCATTTCTTCGCTCTAATTTTGGAGATATGATGCACGGACAAGGATTGTATGCCGATGAAACAGTAAATGTGAAAAATCAAAAGGAAGTAGCCTTTGTGGGGAAGTGTTATGCCGTAGTGGAAATAACAGAACGAATGATGTGCCGAATATGGGCTGCTGATAGTACAAAGCTGAATATTCGGGCTTCCAATGGGGCACGCTTGATTATAGATGCTTTGGATACTGCAGATATAATCGTAGATGAATGCAGCGGTGCTCATATTACGGTTTATTTATATGGTAATGCAACTTGTACGGGAGCTGATTTAATAGTTCGGAAAGGAAACACTTATGAGTTATAAACTTGACGATATAGATATATCTTCTTACGATGCTTTCCCCTATGTAGGTCAGACAAAAGATTGTATTGCCATATCAGGAGTATTTGACCTTCCTAAGCGTAAAGGAACAACGGAATATAATTGGGGAACCAGTATTGAACCGTTTGTTGATGCAGAAGATATTGAACTGGATGGTCGGACTTTAGTTCTATCTTTGGTGGTTCGCTCTGAAAATGTAAAATCCCAATTAGATAAGCTAAAGAAGGCTTGTATTTCATGCAGGCGCTTATCGATCGGATTTGGTAGCTTCAATGTTATCTGTAAGGATGAGATTTCTGTAGAAGAATACGTTTCTTTAAATATGGCTATTGTGCAAGTGAAATTTTGGCAACAAAGCTATATTCCGGCAGAAATAGGAATTAATCCGTCAGGTGGGAATAATTACGTAATGGATGGTTATTCTTTAAATGCAGATTTTGGGATTTATGTATCTTCTCGTTCTGGTGTTGAGACTGTTGGAAAGCGGATAGAGATAGGTACGACTTTGCCATATATGCAAAATGAATACCGTGAGCCTACCACATTGACATTAAAATGTACTATGTTGGGAAATAGCCTGGAATGGTTGTATTCGAGCATGAGTCAGTTTTCGGCATTATGTATTAGCCCAGGACTCAGAAATTTGATTTTGAAAGGTAATGAACGTCTGGAGATATATTTTAAAGATGGAATAACCGTTACAGTGCGGACTAAGCATGTATTGGAATTCGATTTAAAATGTAGGGTAATGCAACAATGATTGACATCTTAGAGGTATATCGTGTAGTTTCTGGAATTGATACCAAGGTAGCCAGTATTGCATCTGATGATGCTATATTGGCTAATGGCATAATGAATAAGAATGAAGTATTGGTAACTGTGGTTACTGATACCATTCCTGATATTCAAGAGGGGGATTTTATAAGGGTTGGCGGAATAAAATATAAAATTAATCGTGCATCTGAATTTGCCGATAAAAGTTCTGTGAATCATACTACAACATACCTATTTGAAGCACCGGAATATACTTTAATAGATAAGATTCTAACCAATAAGATAACCCAAAGCACTCGCGTTACTCTTACGGGAAAATTGAGGGATTGGTTGGAATTGTTGATATGGAATGTCAATAAGACAGATGATAATCCTTTAGGGGTAGATACGGGATGGCAGCTTGGCAATATTCCTGATACGGAATATATGACATTATCATTTGACGGGATAGATTGCCGTAGTTTATTATCAGAGCTGGCTTCGGCGTATGGCTATGAGTATTATGTACATGACCATACGATAAATTATGTATCACGCATTGAAAATGAAAGAAATCTAACATTTACACAAGGGCAAGGTGGTGGATTGTATGAGGTAGAGCAAAGCAACGTTGATAGTGGTGATGTTACTACCCGTGTATATCCAGTTGGTGGAACAAAGAATATAGCTCCAGGGGAAGGCGATGAAGAAGGACGTTTGATGTTGCCCGAAAAGTATTTGGAAAACTTTTCAGAAACCAATCGGGTAGTTGAGAAAAAGATTGTTTTTGATGGTATTTATCCTTCTTTTACTGGTTTTGTTGAGAATCCTACAGGGGAGAATTTTCGTGAGTTCATATGCCGTGATATTGATTTTAATATCAAAGAACTGGCTATTGGCGATGATGCGCGTATTAATTTTCTCACAGGAGATTTAATGGGAAAATCCTTTGAATTTAAGTGGGATAATTCTAAAAAAAAAATAACCCTAATCTACCAAGAAGATGAATTGGTTCCCATTGACCCAGAAATCCAAAGCAGACCCTTTATTCCATCAGCGACTAAACATTTGAAAGGCGGTGAGAAGTTTAATTTTACTGGTATTCGTCTCGGAGAATCATACAAACAAGCTGCAATATTAAAACTACGTGAGAAAGCTACGGATTGGCTTGCTTTT